GTTGGTGCTAATGAGACTTTTGTTTTTAATGACAGATTAGTTATTGAAGACACGGATCATCTTTGCGCACAATTAGGTAATGCAGGTAACGTAGATATTACTGTTACTTTTTTAGATCAAACTAGGTAATAGATAAAAGGATTTTATGAGTGGAATATTAAAAGCAGGAGAAGGAAGAGCATCAGGTTTAATTAAAGCTGCATCAGCAGGTGATGTTATTAGTTGGCAAACATCAATTAAGACATCAACTTTTACTGGAGCAAATGGTGAGGGTTATTTTGTAAATACGACCAGTGGGGCAATAACATTCAATCTTCCATCAGCTTCTGTTGGAGATATAGTTGCTGTAAAAGATTACGCAGGAACTTTTGACACAAATAATTTAACAATTTCACCAAATGGTACAGATAAAATTGATGGAATAAATGGTCCTAAAGTAATTTCAACAGAAAAGGCTATAATAACTTTAGTTTTTGCAGATTCAACAAAAGGTTGGTTAAACGTACAAAATACTACAAATGTTCAAGGAACAGAATTTATAACGGCCACAGGCGGAACAATAGCAACTTGTGGAGATTTTAAAATACATACATTTACAGGACCTGGAACTTTTTGTGTTTCAGCAGGAGCAGGTCCTTTAGCAGAAGCTGATTATTTGGTAGTAGCTGGCGGTGGTGGTGGTAATTCTAGTGTTACAGGAGGAGGCGGCGGCGGTGGCGGTTTTAGATATTCTGCTTCAACATATACTTCACCCTCTTCTGCACCTGCACACCCATTATTATCATCTACAGGCTTAACAATGAGTATTGGTGCTTTTCCAATTACAGTAGGTGCCGGAGGAGTAGCAAATCCTGCCCCAGTATGTAATCAAAAAGGAAGTGATTCAATTTTTTCAACAATAACATCGGGAGGCGGTGGTGGAGGAGGAAATCCTGGTGGATCTGGTGGAGGAGCACAACATAGAGGTGGAGCTGGCGGTACTGGTAATGTACCTCCTGTAAGTCCTCCTCAAGGAAATAATGGTGGAGCTTCTCCTAGTCCCACTTATGCAGCTGGCGGAGGTGGGGGCGCTGCGGCTGTTGGACAAGATGCACAAACTCCAGGCCCTGCTGGAAATGGTGGTGCTGGTGGTGCTGGTGGTGGTTTGCCAACTGCTTTTGGAACTTCAGGTGAAAGTTGTGGTTCTTTTCGTTTTTTTTCTGGTGGTGGTGCTGGTGGTTCATCTAATTCTACAACGATACAAGGAGGAGTAGGTGGTGGTGGAAATAGTGGTTCTCCTGCTACACCAGGAACAGCAAATACTGGCGGCGGCGGTGGAGGTTTTAATTCTCCCGTTCAACCTGGAACATCTGGATCTGGTGGTTCAGGAATTGTTATAATAAGGTATAAATTTCAATAGTTAAATGGTAATTAAAATTAATATATAAGGAAAAACATTATGGCACATTTTGCAAAAATAGGATTAAACAGTAAAGTTCTTCAAGTATTAACTATGGATAATGATAAGATGTTAAATGCTGATGGTGTTGAAGATGAATCAGTAGGTCAACAGTGGTTAGAAAGACACAACAACTGGCCTGCACAAATGTGGATTCAAACTTCTTACAACACATTTAGCAACCAACACAGAAATGGCGGAACACCTTTAAGAGGTAATTACGCAGGTATAGGTTATGAATGGGATGAAGATAATGAAATTTTTTGGCCTAAAAAACCATACGCATCTTGGGTAAAAAATACTACAACTGCAAATTGGGAATCACCAATCGGTAATGAGCCTGCATTAACTGCAGAACAAACTTCACAAAATGAAGCTGGTACTCATATATGGCGATATGATTGGAATGAGTCAGGCCAGTCTTGGGACTTGACTAATTATAAAGCATAAGTTAAAAACATATGTGGTATGCAGAAGAAAGTATATTTTTTGTCTGGTTTTCCCAGAGCCGGTAATACAATTATTTCCACAATTTTAAATCAAAATAAAAATATTGCAACCTCTGGTCATTCAAGTTTGCCCGATTGTTTTTTTAAAATAGAATCTATTAAATATACAGATATTTATAATAATTTTAAAAACAATAAAGCTATAGAAAACATACAAAAAAATTTAGTTTTAAATTTTTATAAAGATTGGAAACAACCTTATATAATAGATAGAGGAGAATGGGGAACTCCTTTTAATTATGAAATAATGAAAAAATATTGTCCTAATGAATTTAAAATTATTTTTTTATTAAGAAATCCCTTAGACATAATAAGATCTTATTTAAAAATATGTATAGATAATCCAAATTTTTATATAAATAAACAATTTAATTTTTTAGATAAAACTACCTTACATAAAACTGAACTAGAAGAAAAAATAGAATTAATAACTAAAAAAGGTGATTTTTTTGATGTATCTCTTTTTACATATAAAAATTTAAAAAATAAAAAAAATGTATTATTTATAAAATATGAAGATTTTGCTGATGATCCTTATATAGAAATAAATAAAATATATGAATTTTTAAACATACCAAAATATAAACATTCTTTTAATATAAAAAATCAATTTTCTGTAAATGGTATGGAGTACGATGATTCTATACACGCAGCTAAAATGCACAAAATTTATTTAGGAAAAGTAAAAAATTTTAATCATCCTGAAATAAAATTACCTAAATATATAGTTGAAAAATATAAAGGAGTATTATATGAATATTAACGGTATGCATAAGAAAGTATTAACAGAACAAGCTCTATATTATGGTAACGTTGATATGCCCAAAGGTTGGGACATTAATCGAGATAAATTACAAAACGATATATTAAAATCACAAGTTACAGATTTACCTTTTCCATTTTCAAAAACATTCGATATGTTAAATACTTACATGAGAGATCATATAGGTGTAGAGTATGAATTTACTTTAATTAATAAAAAAACGTGGGGCAATATATATAAGCCACAAGAGACTACAATTCCTTTATTAAATATAGATCCAGTAGATTTACAAAACTCTCCGGACTATACATTACTATATGGAGTAAAAGTTAAAGATTGTAATGTTAGAATACACTATGAAGATAACAGACGTAAAGGTAGATCTTGGGATATACCTTTAACTAATAATCAATTTATAATGTTTCCATCTACAAATATGTATTATTTAACTAATAATCAAAAAGATAGTTTAAATTTTGTGCAAACAATAACTTATGAATATATCTAATTATTATTGGTATTTTAGTGGTGTTCTTACACCTAGATTTTGTGATGAAGTAATACAATATGCTAATGAACAAAAAGAAGTTATGGCTAGAACTGGTAGCTATGGTGATAGAAAATTAAACAAGCAAGAAGTATTAGATTTAAAAAGAAAAAGAAATTCTGATTTAGTATGGTTAAATGATACTTGGATATATAAGGAATTACATCCATACGTGCACGAAGCAAATAGATTAGCTGGTTGGAACTTTGATTGGGAAAGATCTGAGTCTTGTCAATTTACAAAATATAAATTAAATCAATATTACGATTGGCACTGTGATAGTTGGGATAAACCATATGAAAATAAAGGACCTAATAATGGTAAAATTAGAAAACTATCTATGACTTGTCAGTTAACAGATGGTTCAGAATATACAGGTGGTGAATTAGAATTTGATTTTAGAAACTATGATCCACATATGCGAGATGAATCAAAACATAGAATACAATGTAAAGAGATATTACCAAAAGGATCTATTATTGTGTTTCCTAGTTTTGTGTGGCATAGAGTTAAACCAGTAACATCAGGCACAAGATATAGTCTTGTGGTATGGCATTTAGGGAGGCCTTTTAGATAATGTTTATAAATACATATTTTCCAACCGTAATATGGAGTGAGGAAAAACCAGAGTTTGTTAAATCATTAAACAAAGCAAGCAACAAATATATTCAAGAAGCTCGTAAAAGAAATAAAGAACACATAAAAAAATTTGGTGATTTTGGCACAAGTTATCATTCAACACCATTAACACAAGATAATGATTTTTTAGATTTTAGAAATTACATTGGTCAAAAGTCTTGGGAATATTTAGATCATCAAGGTTATGATATGTCACAATATCAAACTATGTTTAGTGAAATATGGGTACAAGAGTTTGCTAAAAAAGGTGGTGGTCATCATTCAGCACATATACATTGGAACCAACACGTATCAGGTTTTTATTTTTTAAAATGCAGTGATAAAACTTCTCACCCTGTATTTCACGAACCAAAGACTGGTGCAAGATGTACAAAGTTAAAAATGCGACCAGATATAAAAGGTGTATGGCCTGGTCATGAACAATTTCATATTAAACCAAAACCAGGAACATTAATTATATTTCCTGGATATTTAGAACACGAATATGCAGTAGATTATGGAATAGAACCGTTTAGATTTATACATTGGAATATACAAGCGGTGCCGAAAGGAATGGCTAAAGATGGTAACTAAAATTAATAACATTCTTCCTTTTCAAACTAATAAAGATATTATTGAAATTTTAATAAATGAAGCTAGATGGAAGATAGCAAGTGATTGGGGAAGATTAAATGGGGAAGAACAAAGTTTTAATGTAAATAAGATGTTAGATGAAAATATAAGTAATGCAGGTTTTTCAGTTGTAACTTTTGATAAAAAACATGACCTTTATGTAAATACCACACTTAATTTATATGCTAATATAATTTTTTATACAATTAAAAATAAACTTAAAACAATACAAACTTTACATAGAATTTATTGGAATTATTATGATACTTCTTCAAAAACTGTTTTACATAAAGATGAATTAGAAAAAGAATATTACTCTATTATATATAATTTACATACTAATGATGGGGGAACGGAAATAAATAATAAGTTTTATTCTAGTGTAGGGGGACAAGCTTTAATTTTTCCTAGTAATGTTTTTCACAAAGGAATAGCTAGCACAGAGTTTAAACACAGATTTAATTTAAATATGATAGTAAAATAAAAACACATGAGTTTTAAAAAAAATAAATATACAGTTATTCGTCAAGCTATCTCAAAAGACTTAGCAACTTTTATTGCAAATTATTTTAGAATGCAAAAACAGGTTTATGATACCTGTCGTCAAGCTAGATACTTCTCGCCTTTTGAAAATATACTTGGATATTATGAAGAGCCAAACGGACAAATACCAAACACTTATTCTCAATATGCTAATATGGCTATGGAAACTTTATTACTTAAATGTCAACCAGATATGGAAAAAGCAACAGGATTAAAATTATATCCTGCTTATACGTATGCAAGAATTTATAAAAAAGGCGATGAATTAAAAAGACACAAAGATAGATTTAGTTGTGAGATATCAACTACCATGAATCTTGGTGGTGATGATTGGCCAATATATTTAAGTCCAAATGAAAACGTAGGTGCACCAGATGGTAAAAATATTACACCAGCTAGTAAAGCAAAAGGAATTAGAGTTGATTTAAAACCTGGTGATATGTTAGTTTATAGAGGTGTTGAGCTAGAGCACTGGAGAGAAAAATTTAAAGGTAAAGAGTGTGCACAGGTTTTCCTACACTATAATAATACTAAAACACCGGGGGCTAAGAAAAATATGTTTGATGGAAGACGACATTTAGGGCTTCCTTCGTGGTTTAGAGGGAAATAGTATTAAGATGGGGGGAGTTATCCACCATACCAACTCCTCCCTTCTTAATGCTACAAAAACGAAATAATTTAGTATATAATGTTTTTGTTATGCTACAAAAAATAGGTTTTCAGCCAGGGATAAATAAACAGATATCAGAAACCACGGCAGAGGGACAGTGGGTGGACTGTG